CGCGGTCTACATCTTTGGTACGGCGACTTTCGCCACCATCTATTCCGACAACGGCGTCACGGTCATTCCCCCAGGCGCACTGCTGTCCGACGCCGAGGGCGAGTTTGCCTTCTACGCCGCCAACGGGCGGTACAACGTACAGGTAGTCGCCACCGGCCTTGCGTCCCAGACGACGTATGACGTGCTGTTGTTTGACCCTGCTGACACCGGCATTTCTCAAACAACCGACCCCGGCGACACTGGGTTTTGGCCTGACGTAACGGCTACCACAAAGATTCAGCGCGTTCGCGACCGAATGTTTGTCAACGACGGCGCTTCGTTTACCGGCAACAAGACTGGTACGCAAAGCGGGTTTGTGCCGACAAGCACCGAGGGCGCTAACTGGGCGTCCCGTGACTCGTCCATGCTTGTTGCTCAAGACAGCGGCTTAATGGCAGTTACTGGTTTTGTCAGCAACGCCAACTTAAGCACTGCTGCCGGAATGCCAACTGAGTCTATTGGCGTGTCCGGTTTTGCCATTGGCAACAAGGCCAACCGTTCTATTTGGTCGCTGTACGGTGACATCCAGTTTACGCAAGGCAACTATGCTTTTGCTATGGAACTGGCAGTCAAAAACCTTGAGGGCGTAGACCGAAACAGCACGCCTTACGTCTTTTCTACCGGCACTTATGGCATTTGGCTGGCTGGCGGTGGCGACTCAAGTTATGGAGGCGCTCCTACCAATCCAAGCAACACTGCCATCGCTATCGGCAAAAACAGCAGCACTTGGAACAAAGGCATCCTGTTTAGGGCTGATGGCATTACCGGAACTGACGGCACAACCGGAACCGGAACTGCAATTGAGATGGCAAAGGGCCATCAGTTGGTGTGGAGAACACCCACCAACTACATTGGCTTTACTGTCCGCAGTGACGTTACCAACGACACCGCTAACCTAACTGTTGCGGCGCAAAACAATTACCTTGGCATCTACGGTTACTCAGGCGTAGCCGCAGTGTTTCAGGCCGTATCGTCTCCTGCTAACTACCTGAGTTTTTACAACTCGGCGGCGGCGTCTTATCCGCAGATTGTTGCGGCAGGGTCTGACAGCAACATTGGCGTGTTTTACCGCGCCAAGGGAACTGCTCCGCATAGGTTTTTTGCTCAAGATTCTTTATCGTACGAGGAGTTTCGCGCTGGCGGCGTCAACTCTGCGCCGGTCAACTACGTCCACGCTTACGGAACCAATGCTAGCGGCGGTCGCGCAGTTTTGTCTGCTACTGGCGCAGACACCAACGTAGATATGCAGTTGGTTACCAAGGGTACGGGCGTGGTGAGGTTTGGTACGCATACCGGAACTGCCGACACTGCCATTAGCGGCTACATTGAAATCAAAGACGCGAGCGGTACTGTTCGCAAACTTGCGGTAATTTCGTAATGCAAAAGTACCAAAACGCCATCCAAGACGTACACGGCAACGCGGTAGCCAGCGCGACCGTGACTGTGTACCTGTACGGTACGCTGACGCCTGCGGTCATCTACAGCGACAACGGTCTGACCGTTATCCCCAGCAGTCAGGTTACGACCGACAGCGACGGACAGTTCTACTTCTACGCCGACAACGGTCGCTACACGCTGTCCGTAATGGCTACTGGGTTTGCTCAGGAGCAGTTCTCAGACGTGTCGCTGTTTGACCAGGCGGACGCTGGCATTGCTTCCGTGAAGGACTACGGTGCAGTTGGCGATGGCGTTACGGACGACACTGCTGCTATCAACGCTGCTATTGCTGCCCTAAATGCCTTGTCATTTGATGCACTGCTGTTTCCCGCCGGTCGTTACATCATTTCTAGCGCGCTGACCACCATCACGCGCAGTCGAGTTGCTGTTTACGGTCAAGGTCCGCGTCAATCGTTTATCAAGCAAACCGCAAACGCAAACACGCTGACTTTTGCTTCGTCTACGCCATCAAGCAGCCGCATTTCTGACGTTACTGTACGCAACCTTGGGTTTGACCAAGGCAACGTCACAAACCCTACTGCTGGCATTTCTTTGCTTGTTACTCGCGCTGACCGCGCTTACTTTGACAACATAGACATCAGAAACTGTTTTCAAGGCATTGTCATTGAGGGCGGCGCGGACCAACACTGGTCAAACCTAACGGTGACTGGTTCAACGTCGTTTACCGGACTTGCCGCCGGTTCCAACTTGTTGGAGATAAAGAATTACGCTGGAACAACCGAAGTTCCGAGCGAGATATTCTTTAACAACTTCAACATTAAGGGTTATGGCGTTTACGGCGGTTCGCACTATCATGCGGCCTGCATCATCATTCGATGCGGTGACGGCATCTTTTTTGACACAGGTCATTGTGGCTTTACGTACAACAGCCTTTGCTACATCAACCCGCAAGACAATGCAGCGTTGTCGTGCTTAAACCTTGAGTTTTCTAACGTCTACTTTGACGGCAACAACGCTGGTAACACTTCCAATTCAGCATTTTGGCTTGATGGAAGCATTACGCCAACGGTGCGCCACATTAAACTTGACGGATGCACGGTCAAAAACTTTAAAGGCAATGGTGTTAATGTAGGTCTTTCTACTTGCCGAGACGTTCGGATAAACAACTCTCTTATTTCAGACAATGGCAACAACGGCGCTGTATTTACTGGCGTTGATGAAATTGCGTTCTCCGGAAACACCATTCGAGGCAGAACTAGACGTGAATTGGATGCTGAACTGGACGTTGTAGACGCCGGGGTTGTTTATCACGATGCGGGAGGTGGGCGACCCACGCTCTACGCCGAACGACAAGTCCGTGGTGTTGAACGTGATGGCGTACGCAGTGTTGGCCGCCGCTGCCGTCTGGTCAGTCGTGTCGTAGAACGCGCCGTAGTACAGCCGCTGCTGCTCAGGCACGGCGGGCATGAGGTACAGACCCTCAACCTTGTTCTGCAGGTCGTAGATGTAGGCGTCCGCAGCGACCAAGGACGGCCCCAACTGCAGGTCTTCCACGGAGACTTGGCTGGTACCGCCACCCGTGATGTTGTACAGGTTCACGAAGAACCGGTACCACTCACGCGACATCAGCCCCGTGCGCTTGTCGATGAAGTCAACACGCGGGGCAGGTATCTGGGTGACGTTAGGAGGGTTCTCAGCCATTGGTGCCGTCTATCGCAAGTTCAGCACCCATGATGACCATCTTTACAGGGTCGGTGCCGCTGACTTCGTACACGCGGTCACGCAACTTGGTGGTCATGCCCAGCCGCCGCCAAATGGCACGGGTAGCGTAGCCGCCAATGCCGCCAATACCCACCCAGCGTTCGTTAGACCAAGTGTGGCCGCCGTCATCCGAGAAGCGCAGCATGACCTGGGGGTTGCTACCCTGCCCCGTCAGCAGGCCCACGCCCGACTCGCAGTCCAATTGCAGGGAGTGGTGGGTAGTGCGCTTCAGGTTGTTCTGCCCCGTGGGCAAGGCACGCCATGAGCGCAGCCACTTCTGCGGCACGCCGTTGTCAGCGTAGACGGACAGGTCGAGGACGTACACGCTGCCGTTCTCGTAGTCGCCAACGTGCGGGACGCTGTTGAAGGCCGCGTGGCAGTTGCTGCGGTGGCGGACAAAGTCGCCGTTCAAGAAGCCAGCGCGTTCGTGCCATGAGTTGACGGCAACGTCGTACACCCACGTCTTGCCCGCAGTCGGGAAACTCAGCACATAGAAGGCATGACCTTCCTGCTGGTAGGTATAAGCGATGGCGTCCGCAATAGTGCTGTACGACTGGATGGCGTACTCAATAGCATGAGTAGAAACGCGCTGTCCTGTGTAGCCATTGGCGCGGTAGACAATGCCCTGCCCGCGAGCGTCAGCACCCAGCCAGAATATGCCATTGTCCAGCTTGGCAACCGAATACGGGGCAACGCAGCCGATTTCATTGAAAGCGCCCTGAATGCGGGTCAGCGGGAAGTCCGGTTCGCCCGAGTTGTACCAGACTTCCGTGGAGTCCGTGCCGAACAGCCACAGTTCGCGGTGGTCCACGATGAGCGACACCAGCCCGTCAGGCGAGCCTTCAGCGGACGCAAAGTCCAGCGGGTCTACCGACAGGCCGTCCAGCAGGGAGGTAATCCACACCGTCTGGCTGTTCGGCTGGTTGAATACGAAGTAGCCGTCAAGGTAGCCTACGTTTACCGCCCCCTCAAAGTCAGGGTCGGTAATCTGGGCAAACACGTCGGTGTTGTAGTTGTAGATGAACCCGTCAGGGTTGCAGGCGATGAACAACTGAGTGCCGTTGTCCGCCATGCTCACAGGGCCAGTACCCGTCACCGTGCCTTTCAGCGTGGCAACGTAGCCGGAGGTCACTTGGTAGAAGCCCGTACCCGAAACGACGTACAGGTAGCCGCTGTGCGACCACATCCCACGGATAGGGCCGGTGCCTACGGTAGCCACTAGGCGCAAGCCAGGCGCACGGTTCAGGAAGCCGGGTTCCTTGCCGCCCTCGGGTATCGCTTCTGGGAAAAGGTTGATGCAGCGGTTGTCGGCGGCGTTCACCGACCGAGCAACGTATGCAGCGCCGAGGATAGGCGTCTTCACTAGTAGTTACCGGCAAAAATGTTGAATTTTTGTCTCGTCCCCACGATGCTGTAGGGAATCGACATCACATCCTCGGGGTTGTTGATGCGCTTCAGGTTCCGCTTGCTGGTCATAGCAATGCGCTGCACCTGCGGCGAGGGTTCCACGCCAAACTCAGGTGCAAGTTCGCAGGCGAGGTTGTAGCGGAACGCACGCAGGTAGCCCGGCGGAAAGGCAAGTGCCGTACCCAAGGCAGCGGGCTGCGTCAGCGGGGACACCGAAACAAAGTGCCACTCCAGCGCACGGGTTGGCACTGGGTAGATGTACATATCAATGTTGGGGTAGTTGGTGTTTACCCATATCACCTGCGGGTACGAGGACGTTACGGTCTTGACCGCAATGCCGTCGTACTGCTGCTGGTTGATGATTTTGATGCCGTATGAGATGCCCGACGTGGGGTCGATGAAGTAGGTGCTGTCGTCCAACTGAATGGGACGGTCACCGATGAAGTCACCCGTGGGGCCAAGCGACTGGTTAATCTGCCCAGCAGGCCAAGTAAACACTTGGTCTTGCGTGGTGAAGATGGACAGGCGCTCGGTGTTCCAAGAGTCAATCATCTGCTGCATGGCGACAAGCGCATCCGCGCCGGTAGCGGCAGACGGCGTTTCACCTTCGGCAAGCATCCCTAGCAGGCGCAGAGAGCCGTTAATGATGTCGCTGGCAGTGACTGCGGCAGGACTGCCGGAAAGTACGATGGGCATGGTGTGTCCTTATCCAGAGGTAATGCAGTACCACGTTGTCCCATCGGGCGTGGTGCATTCCATGCTATCCCCGACACCCGGCGTCCAATCGCTGGCGCGACCTTTAAGGTTGGTAAAGGTAAAGTCTACCGTAGTGTTGGCATCGCCAAACAGCACCTTGATAGTTTGCCCAACACGGCCTACTAAAAAGTTGGTAATGGTTGTTGGCGCGCTGTTACTAGTTTGCAAAATGCTGGTGTTTTGAACGCTTGGTTGCGTGGTTCCGCTAGCAAGCACAGTAGGCATACGGAAGTATTCTTCCGTGCCAGTGCTGTTGCCGTAAAACAATGAGGTCTGCCGCAAAGCATCGTTCATTGCCTTGCCGGTGCTTGTAGAAATGTCTACAAACTGACAGTTGGTAAAACGAGTTTGCCCCGCAGGCGTTGCGGAAATGGCTAAGTGATACTCGACGTTTTCGCCAGACGGAGCGCCAAAAATGGTGTTGCTAAAGCCAAGATTGTGCAGGCCAGCGCCGCCGGACGTTTGACCAATCTGTACGTTTCTGCCGTTAGCCGCAAGGCTAGTGTTGTTTTTCCAAAACAAGCAACTTGAGTAAACAGATTGCCGACCAGCAGCGGCGTAAGTAGCAGAAACCGTCAGGTTTAGGCCGTAACGACCATTTGCGTCAGCCTGAACAAAAAGTGCTTTAGTGTTTTGTCCGCCGTCGTAAATGCCGTCCTGCGTGTTGTAGAACGAGTCAACATTTAGCAGCCGCAGCGTGCCGCCGGTATTTTCAACGCCATGCCGAGCATTGCGGAAAAACAGGCAGTTTTCTACTTTGGTGTCAGTGGTGTCGTTGATTAGCCCCGAGCCTTCGCCGGTAGCCGTGCTGCGCGTGCCTTCTACTTGACAGTTGAGAATCTGCACATCACGCATAGACCAAGTGCTGACAGGCAACTTGATGCCGTACGCATAGCACTTTTCAAAAATGCACCAGCGCAATACGCCGCCGCCAAAAGTGTTGGCAGTGTTTGGCGGGGTGTAGTAAACGCCGCCGCCACTTGTTTGGTTACTGCCGTCAACGGATATGCCAATTAGGCCACCGCTAGCGTACTGCGTGGCTGAAGTTGAGCCGTGGTAGAACGTAAAGCAGTCACCCGTGCCGTACTTTACAAGTTTGGCAGTTGCTGGCTGGTTTGCCGTTGTATAGGTGCTGTAGGTGTCCCAAATGCCCGCCGTGTTACCAAGAACTACGCCGCTTTTGAGAACAATTGTTCCATTAATGCGGTACGTTCCGGTTAGCGGGACAGTGATAAACCCGCCGCCAGATGCATACGCTGCGTCAATAGCAGCATTAAAAGCTGCGGTATTGTCCGTTGTCCCGTCACCAACTGCGCCGTAGTCCTCAACGCTGGTAATGCCCGCATCAGCAGGGTCAAACAACAGCACGTCATACGTCGTCTGGGACGCAAGGCCGGTGGCGACTACCTGTACGTTGTACCGCCCGTTGGCGGCGTAAAAGGCAAACTCGCCCTCGGCGTCGGACAGCAGTGCGCCTGGGGGAATGACCGTGACGCCGTTGTCGGAATAGATGGTGGCAAGGCTTGCCGTACCAAAGATGTAGACCGCGATGGAAGCACCAGCGACCGCATTACCCTTGAGGTCTTGAATGGAGTTCTGGTACTTCTGCACGGTTAGCCCTCGGCGGTCTTGGGGGGTCGTCCTCGACGGCGAGCAGCAAGCTCATTCACAACCGGAGCCGCCTCGGTAGGCGTGTCGGGATTGTACCGCGACCAGCCGTTGTTTTCATCCGCCTCGGCTTCAACTTCGCTGATAGCGACTTTTCTGCCGTGGTCGGGGTGCTTTAGGTAAATGACCATATGTGGTGGGTCGGGGGGCCGAAGCCCCCTTCCCCAGTACCGTTAGGCAGTACGGTACAGAACCCAAGCGGCATCGCCCGTCTTGCGCGCGCGGAAGCGGCCAGACGTGCTGATGGCCACCGTGGCGGAACCAACGATGGTCCAGCCCGTGCCAGCCGTCATCGTCACAGCGCCCGACGAGGACCCCGTGTTGATGACGGAGAAGTCAAACGCCACGTCAGCGCGAGCATTGACCACAGCTGCGTCCGTCAGGGCAGCGGTCGGGAGCGTGAGAGCAACCGCCGAGGCATTGGTGGACTGGATGAGGCCAACGGTCAGGTCGGCAGTGGTGAGGGTAACGGCAGTGCTGGTGTAAGCAACAGCAGCCGCCTGCGGGGTCAAATCGACCTCGTTGACGTTGCCATCACCAAACTGATAACCACCACCCGAGGAAGCGATAGGCATGATAAAACTCCTAAACTTGCTAATTTCCGTATAAATTCGTAACCCCGGCTGTTACACCGGGGTCACGGCAGGGCTTTTAGCCCCACATCCGGCCAGCGCCCTGCGGACGGATGACCGAGTAGCCGTACAGCACGTCGATACGGCAGGGCATACGGTCGTTGTTGATGTCGTACTGACGCACGACGCGCAACGAAATACCGTTATGCACCTGACGCGACGCCATGTCCACGCCCTGCGGGAGCAGGAGGTCGGCAGTGGCGAACGTGATGGCGTCCTTCTGGTAGACCAGGTTCTGGGCGTAGCCCGTGCTGGCGGAACCGAGGACCGTCACGGCGGCGTTGTCAGCCGGGAAGGCGTTGATGGTCGCCAAGGCGCTAGCCGAGGTGTACATGGCGGGGGAAACCGACACGCTGGACCATGCGCCCGAGGACGCGGTGGCGAGGGCCGTCACCGTGAACTGCTGCAGCGAGCCGGTGGACTGACGGGTCTGCGGGTTGACCGAGAACACGCCAGCGATGGTGAACACGTCACCAACCGCAAACGTGGCCGAACCCGAGTCGCCGTCAATCGCCAGCGTGGTGGCGCCCTGCGTGCTGACCGCACCGTTGACCAGCAGCGTGGCCGAGGCCGAGCGCGTACCGGTGGTGTGGTTCAGGATGGACTGGCTCATGTTGATTTCCTCGTAACCGAGGACACCCTCACCCATCATGCCGCTCTTGAACTGCTTGCTGATGGTCGCCTGCGGGTTGAAAAGACCCTTCAAGCCTTCCACAAGGCCAGCGTTGGCGGCGGGGTTAACCGTCGCGTAGCGCAGGTTCTGCGGGGCAGCCTGTTCGTTGAGCTTCTGGTGAGCCGCCAGCAGGACCGCCGACGTACCAGGAGTCGTGCCGGGGGTGCCAACCGACTGGTAGATGCCCTTGTAGGCATTCGCCACGTCAGCGTCCACCGAGGAGGCCAACTGGCTGATACGCGGCTTGAGCACGCGGTCAGCAAAGTCGTCCAACTGCATGGTCAGCTCAGCCGACGTGAAGTTCACGCCGATGTGCTTCTGGCTGGAGACGGCGAGCGTGGTGTACTGCTCGTTGTCGTCCTGCACCTGCAGGGCGGCACCGTCAGTGACCAGAGCGCGGTCCGGCAGACGGATACGCAGGGTCGAACCAATCTTGGCACCTTCCACGGCGAACGAGTCGTCGTAGGCGCGGTTGACGTTGCGGGTAAGGACAAGGTTGTTCTCGAAGATTTCGAGTGCCTTGCGGGTAATCATGTCAATCGTCAGTAATGCGTTACTCATTATACATCTCCGGTAATTTTGGCAGCATTACTAACCATTGATATGCTGCCTAGGTTGTAGCGGGTTATCGGCGCTGCGCTTCCCACTTAGCAATCTGCCGCCGCCGTTCAGCCTCAATCCATTCCGACGTACTCATGGTCTTTACAGACCGAGGGTCGGTGGTGTCGTAGGCCGGGGACTTAGTCCCACGGGCGGTAACAGGTGCAATCGGCGGTGGCGCAGAAGTTGAGCGTTTGACCGGCGGGTTGGACAGCAGTTTTGCCTCCAGCCTACCAATCTCCTTCGCCTGCAGGAACGGCGGCAGGTCGGCAATCTTCGATGCTTCTGCGGGGTTAGAACCGAGGTAGTAGGCTACGTCAGGACCAACTTCAGAAGACCGAATGGTGTCAGCCATCACCTGCGTGATTCGGACATGGTCCCCGTATGCGACTTGCTTAAAGTCTGCATAGCGTTCGGTCGCCACTTCCTCACGTTCGTGATAAGCCGACAGGGTCTCGACCTGCATCCGCTGCATTTCACGCTGCTGTACCAGTTCGTGCGCCCGCTTGTACGCCAACGCTTCCGCGTAGGCATCCGGCGACTCAAACTGCTCCATCGGCGGGACTTCCAGCGGCTGCTGCGGTACGGCTTGCGCCGCCTGCATGGCCTGTTCCCTTGCCCACTTACGCTGCTCTCTTGCGAGACGCTTGCTGATGGCGGCGTCCAGTTCCTCCTGAGTGAAGGACTTGGGCGTGACTTCAGCCTCCGGCGTTTCAACTACTGCGGTCTCAGGAGATGCCGTGGCTACCTGTTCCGGCGCGGGTTCAGCCGCTACAACTTCAACATCTGACATGGTGATTCCTGAGAATCCCTGGTGTAACGCACCAGTACGTTTGGAATCAGTCTACTCCGCACTACAGCGAAGTCAATACTAGGCAGCACAAGCCACCCACAGCCCCGCCAAGGGCTGTTGCGGCGAAGTCCTTAACGTCGGGCGTGCCATGCCCTCTCGCGTCCCAGACCTCCTTACCTGCGCCCAGCAAGGCAGCGGTGCAGATGGCAAACCACAGGTCAATCGGGTACAGGGTGGCGGCAATGGCCCAGCCCCACCAAAAGTGCGCTTGCTTGTCGATGGCAAACTTCACAGCGGCTCCTGCACCATCTGCAAGCCCAGCCGCGCAAACGCCGTGAACGGCTCCTGCTGCGTCACATCGGCTGTGGCGTACACCGCGTCAATCTCAGCCTGCGTGACGGTTAGCCCGCCAGCCACGCACATCTGGTAGCACAGCACCGGGTCGCCGGGCGTGCTGCTGGTCATCACCCAGTCGCCGTTCTCGTCCTGCTCCCACATTTGCTCCGGCACAAGCGCCGCAAACTCGGGCGAGATGAGGCCGGTAGAGACGTAGTGCGTGGCAGGTGCGTTGCCCGTCG